CAGCAACAGGCTCAACAAGAAGCACAAGCAAAACAAGCCGAAGTCGATAAATTTAATGCTGGTATGACTGCAAGACAGGTCGGCGTACTAGAGGGACAGCTAGAGCTGGATGTTGTTAAAGAGCAAAACAAGATGATATTAGCCTTTGAGGATATGCAACATAACCAGGATGAGAAAGAAACCCGTCTAATGTTAGATGCTGAAAAGCAAAACCACGACATGGAGATGGATGAGAAAGAACTGGCTGTTGAAAAAGTTCAAAAACGAAATGTAACCATTGGATAAATTATGAGTATTGATGTGAAAGCCCTTGAGGACTTTATAAAGAAAGCTGCTCAAAAAAAATACGGCAAGAAAAAAACACGCAAGCAAGCGTATGACGATTTCCAGAAATGGAAAGAAGGCAAGGTAGACAAGGATACAACGCTACCGAGGCCACCCACGAGACTACGCTGAGTAGTCTTTTAACCAACCACATATGTGGAGTTTTAAAATGAGTGAAGAAACAATAATTGAAGACGATATGGGCGAAATGGCTGATCAGGCTAATTCTGCAAAACAGATGCTTGATAACAACAGCTTTAACGCTGCTTTTGATGCATTAAACAACAGTTTGATACAGCAAATTGTAGCTACACCCCCAGAGGCAAATGAGGAGCGTGAGCGTCTATATATGATGTTCAAGGCTGGTCAGATGTTTGTTCAGCAGCTTGCTGGCTTAATTAACAACTACGAGTTGGCAAACCAACAAGAAGTAGAGTAAAATAGGAGTCAAGCGATGTCAGACGAGCAAACCACACCGGACTCACCTGAAGTCGATAATAGTGACATTATCTCAAGACTTACGGCTGTGCTGGAGTCAGATGACCAAACCGAAGAGCCTAGTAACGAGGAAGAAGTAGCTGAAGAGGCTACTGACGAAGTAATCGAGGAGGATCAGGAAACTGAGCCAGATGAGGAGTTAACCGAGGAGGTCGAAGAAGACCCAACCGAGGAAGACTCAGAAGAAGGCGAGGAGCAACCTGAATTAATAACTGAGGGTATGATCGAGGTTGATGGCGAGACGCTGTCAGTTGAAGAGATTAAGTTAGGTTATTTACGCCAAGGTGATTACACAAAGAAGACGCAAGCTGTCGCTGAACAGCGTAAGGCCGCTGAAGAACAAACCAAGTCTTACGAATCCACACTTAGCGCCCTCTTAACTGCTGCTGGAGCTGACCTTTCACGTTTTGACAATGTGAACTGGGAGCAAGCCGCAGTTGAAAACCCTGATCAATACAAGCAAGCAAAGGCTATGTATGAGCAGACGCAACAGACATTTAACTTTATCAAGTCTCAAGCGGATGAGCATCAACAGCGAGTTCAAGATCAACAACAGGCAATGGTTAAAGAAAAAGCGACCGAGAGCCTGACTGTCCTGAAGTCTACAATCCCTAACTGGAACAACGATTTGTATTACTCCATTGGAGAGTACGCAAAAGACGCTTTAGGTGTTTCTAGCGAAGAGTTCAACGGTATTACAGATCACCGATCCATCACGGCAATGTACAAAGCTATGCAGTTTGATAGGGCGAAGACGGAGACGCAAAAGAAGGTAAAGGCATCTCCTAAAAAAACTTTGTCGGGCAAGAAAGCAGAACCAAAAGACCTTGGAAAGAAAGAGACCTATCGCAAAGCGCGTGAACGTCTAAAGAAATCAGGTCGAATGGAAGATGCAGTTCAAGCCCTCTTAAATCGAACCTCTTAATTTAGGAATTTTCAACATGGCTACTATTGCTAACACTTACAAGACCTACGATCAGGTAGGTAAAAAAGAGATGATCGAAGATATTATCTACGACATCACACCCACATTGACCCCATTTACCTCTTCTATCGGATCAAGCTCAACTTCAGCTACTTTGCACCAATGGCAGCAAGATTCTCTTGCAGCAGTTGGATCTAATGCGGCAGTTGAAGGGGCAGACGCTGGAGCCTCTAGCGTTGAGCAGACTGAACTTAAAAGTAACCACACTCAGATCTTTACCAAGGTTGTACAGACTTCTGGTACTGCTGAAGCGGTTGATAAGTATGGCCGAAGTTCAGAATTAAGTTTCCAACTTGCTAAGAAAGGAAAAGAAATGCGTCGTGATATAGAGCACGCATTTGTTGGAGCTCTTCAGGCCGGTACTGCTGGAAATGGATCAACTGCTCGTCAGATGACTTCAGCTCAAAACCAGATTCACGCTGACACCACTAGCACTGCTGGATCTAACCGAACTTTCACTGAAACTTTGCTTTTGGGCAACCTTCAGGCTGTTTACAACGAGGGCGGCGATCCTAACCAAGTACAGGTTACTCCATCTCACTCTGTAATCGTTGCTGGTTTCGCAGCATCTTCAGGTCGAGAGCGTGACTTCAACACTGGCACTACGTTAGTTAACGTCGTGGACGTTTACGTGAGTCCATTCGGAGAGGTTTCAATTGTTCCTAATCGATTCCTAGCTGCAAACACTTGTCTTGTACTAGACACAGAGTACTGGTCTCGTGCCGTTCTGCGTCCAATGCAGTCAATTGTACTTGCTAAAACTGGCGACTCCGATAAAAGACAAATGCTCACAGAGCAGACTCTTGTTTGTGAAAACAACAAGGCGTCAGGTCTTATCAACGCACTAACTGCTTAATGATGAAACTGGGCAGTCCCTTCGGGGGCTGTCCTTTTATTTATGAGGTATTTATGTCTGACGAACTTTTTGATCGGATTGACCACGACACTAATAACGACAGCATTACTGTAAGCCACTCACAAGATGTCAGTGGAATTCTTGCAGCTAATAAAAAAGCTCGCGCAGAGGCTGAAGGGCAACGTATGGGTGAAACCCAACGTGTTGCAAGCATACCCTCTGTAGTTGTTATGGAGTGGATGAAAGAAGGCATTAACGTTATGGCTCCAAACCGTGAAGATTTAAAGCGCATGAAGAAAAAGCTTAACTCTCCAGAGTGGGCTTACCTTAGAACAGGTGGTGGCAGACTATGAGCCTAGCTAACTATGATGGCCTCAAAGCCTCAGTGGCTAATTGGCTTAACAGAACCGACCTTTTAACTGAGATACCAGATTTTATTGAACTTGCGGAGAACCGCATATTCCATGATGTACGCGTTCCTACTAATGAGAAGACGGTGTTACTTACACTAAGCTCAGATGGTTACGCGACTATTCCTAGTGATTTTTTAGAGGTTAAAGATGTTTTCTTTAACTACAACCCCTTGCAGAGAGTGTCTCTCACTGATCTTTACTCATATGTTGATGCAGCGGGTACACCAACGTGCTTTGCGCGTGAGACTTACCGGCTTAAATTCTTTCCAACTCCGACGGTAGCTGCCTCTGATGAGGTTCGTATGATTTATTACTACGACGTTGGACGGCTCAGTGCAACTGCCACGACTAACGTCATGTTGAGCACAGCACCAGAACTTTATCTGTACGGTGCTCTTGTTGAGGCTAGTAACTTTTTAGGCTCTGACGGCTCACGGTGGGAGGCTGGGTATCAGCAAGCCTTTGCACGATTAATTAAACATGCAAGAGACTCAGAGTTTGCTGGCTCAACACCACAAGTAAATAGCGGGTACTAATATGGCTGGATTTTATGGTCAGAATCCTGAGAGCACGGTTGTTGGCTCAACTAGCTCTGCTGAGTCAACGATAGCTGAGAATTCAGCAGCTCAGACGGACACCTCTGGTGGTTTTTATCAAGGGTCTCCAACGCAAACGACGACAGATGCTTACACGGCAGATGCTCTGTCATCTAAGAATGATGCGGCTCAATCTGCATCAGCAGCGGCTCAGTCTGCCGTTTTAGCGGCTGCATCGGCTGCATCATCGGTGGTGCTTACTGGTTCTGGTTCTACAACAGTCACAGGGGTAACACCTAGTTTTACTATATCCACGCCTACAGTTGTGTCGGCTTTTACTAACGATGAGAACTACCTAGACCCCAACTCAGTGTTGGATGCGGGTAACTTTTAAAATTTAACGAGGCTTAAAAATGGCACAAACAATCAAGATCAAAAGAAGTACGAGTAATGTTTCTCCAACTACTTTGGCGGCGGGTGAATTAGCTTACAGCTTTAAAGCTGACACTAAAAAACTCTATATTGGCGATGGTAGCTCAGTCCATGCGATTGGCGGGCAAAGCTATACTGACAAACTTGATTTAATTGAGGCAAATGCTGACGTTACTGACGCAACCAATGTAGCGGCCGCTGGCGCTTTGATGGACTCTGAAGTCACTAATCTTGCTGATGTAAAAGCGTTTGATACTTCAGACTATGCGACATCAGCACAAGGTTCCACGGCAGACGCTGCACTGCCTAAATCGGGCGGCGCAATGACAGGAGCAATTACGACTAACAGCACTTTTGATGGTCGTAATGTTTCTACTGATGGTACAAAACTAGATGGTATTGAAGCAGGAGCAGATGTTACTGACGCAACCAATGTAGCTAATGCAGGGGCATTAATGCTAACAGGCGGCACGATGACTGGTGATCTGCAATTTGGAGATACTAACAAAATTAAGCTTGGTGCTTCTGGAGATTTTCAACTAGTTCACACTACTACTGGCGGTAGTTTTATTATAGATCAAGGTCCGGGAGATTTAAAATTAGTTACTAATGGTACTGGCGTTGTAATCAATGGTGGCGGTTCAACAGGTGGTTCTGCAACTACTAATTTAGCAATATTTCATTCTAATGGTTCAGCGGCTTCAGGTGATGAATATTATGTGCAATTAAATCATGGAGTCAATAGTAATCAAAAATTCCGAACAGCCTCTGGTGGTGTAGAAATTACAGGAAACATTGTCGTAAGTGATTCTTTAGATATAAATGGCAGTGCTGATATATCAGGAAGTTTAACGTTAGGCGGTGACCTAAATGTTACAGGTAATATTAATTCACACAATGTTACTGATTTAGATGTTACAGACAAAACAATCACGGTAGGTGTAGGACAATCTGCCGCTGCATCAAGTGATTCAGGGATAATTGTTGATGGTGCAAATGCCAAAATTATCTATGAGTACAACACAAGCTCAAGCACTGGAAAATTTGAAATTGATCAAGGAACTGGCACGCAAGCAGCTCTTTTAACCGCAGCAAACTGGGGTTCTGAGTACACAGGCGCAGTAGACGGCGGTACATTCTAGTAAATAAATCTCTAGCGTACATACGCACATAAGGGAGCCACATGGCACAAACGATTAAACTCAAGCGTTCAGCTACCCCAGGAAATGAACCAGCATTAAACCAATTGGAACTTGGTGAAATCGCTATCAACACTGCTGATGGCAAAATGTTTATCAAGAGAGACAATGGTACTGCTAATGACCCTACTATCGTAGAAGTTGGTAGCACAGGCTCATTCCTACCCCTATCAGGCGGCACACTCACAGGCAACCTATCACTGGGGCAAAACAATAAGGCAATCTTTAACAATCAGTTAGAAATCTATGGTGA